AAGGCGTTTTGTTACCTAGTAAGTAATAGTTTTTATCTTTGTATTCCCAAGATTTTTTTTCTTGAGATTTTTTTTGTTTTGTTTCCATAATATAATATAATATAATAAGTAAAAGACCCCGCCGAAGCGGGATCATTGTTGTGTTTTAATTTTATTGAACCTCTTCAAGAGTTATATTGATTATACCTATGTTTGGGTATGTTTCAAAATAACCTTTAAGTGTATCATTTAAAATTGGCATTGATTTTGGTTCTTGCCAAGCGTCTCTAAAACAGTGTGATATTTTCATTGATATTTCTTTGAATAATATCTCATCTGCACTAACAGAACCGTCAAGTCCGCTAAACGCTATTTTATAACCAAACTTTTTAGTACCTGATCCAGCTATACTATTAGTTAAGTAAGTAGCAACTAACTGATCTGTGTCAGATCCATACCATCCTATCACTGTACTAGCATCCATATATTTTTTACCACTATTTCCATTATTGAAAGCAGTTGGAATATACATTGCAGATGGTAAGTCAGATATATTAGTAGGTATAGTGAAAGTTATATCAAACGCACCTGTTGCTATATTGTCAGCAGCAGTAAATGAAAATGTAACAACATCTCCAGGTTTGTAATTTTTACCAACTCTAGTTATAGTAATCTTTGTTATAGCTGGTGAATTGTCAGTTGTAAATAGTAACTGTAAACCAGAACCACTACCACCTGTACCAATTTTATTAGTTGTATTAGGCCCTTGTATATTTCCAGTAGCACCAGAAATATCAAAAGCACTTTGAATAGGCGCCGCATCTTCATAACCGTTTCTAAAAACTAAGTTATCAACGCAGTTTGTTTTTATTAAGTTTTGCATGTTATTTAGTTTTTATTCCGTCAGTAACGGTAAGGTTTGTTGACTTATTTGCACAGGACCAAATTCACTGATTGGTTCTATTATTGATTGAAGATCTGCAATAGCTAACGGCGTTAAACTGTTTTCTACTATAGCAGCTTCTACTTCATTAACCATATCTTGAGTAACTGCATTTTTACCAGGGTTTAGTTCTAAACCGTAAATTCCATTTGCGTTATAGTGACTAGGTTGGAAAAGGATCGTAAATGCAGATCCAACACCACCATAAGTCTCAATAGTTGACCTAATAGTTACATATCCTGCTACATTGAAATATACGTCTACTGCTTTTGCATTAGGGTCTCCTTCTTCAGTATATGATTTTAGCTTTATTATATTTTTCATAATTTTTATTATTTAAAAGATTAATAAAGAGAGTGACAAAAAAGCCACTCTCATTATAAAAATATTAAGCTCCTTTAAATAACACGAAGTTATTTGCAGCTTGCGTAACTAAACATCTTTCAGATAAGAAGTTAACTCTTAATACATCTAAATCAGTAGTATAAGCACCACCAACAGATCCTGTGATCCAAGCTTTGAATCTTCTATCTTCTGTTTCAGAAGCTCTATATCTTACGTGTAAGAAAGGTCTTCTGATATTAGATCCCATCATTTGGTCGTATACTGTAGATGTACCAGCTGGTATCATAACACCATCAATAGCGTTATCTAATCCTCTAGTAGTAGCATCATTTAAGTATTTCCAATCAGTTTTGTAGAAGTCATAAGAACCTCTTCTGAAACCATTGAAACCAAAGTTAAGAGCCATTTCAGCTTCGTTATCGAATAAACCGAAAGAAGCAGACTGTGTAGAAGCAAAAGATCCATTTACAGCAGCTAACATATCGTCAAAGTCAAGAGCAGTTTGTCTTGATAAGAACAACATATTTTCTTCTATAGCACCTTGCTTGTCTAATTGCTTTAAGATCTCATCAAAGTCTCCTAATGCACCAGAACCTGGAGCAGCAGCACCAGCAAAACCAGAGTATACATTACCTCTTGTTTCGATAGCAGCAAATAAACCTTCAGTACCTTTAATGTTTTGAGTAACTGGACCACCAGTTGGTTTAAAGTTACCACCAAAAGCAACAGTACCTGTCATTTTCTCACCTTCAACCATAGCCATTTCAAGATAATCTTCAAATCTTAATCTTGTTTCAGCTTCAGCTTTTAGATACCATAAGTATCCAGATGTTCCATCTTCAGTTGCAACTTCAATCCAGCCAATTTGAGCAGCATCAGAACCACTCAACTCATAGTTATCTTTTAAGATAATTGGAGAGTTATTGTAAGTTGTAACACCTGGCTCAATAGCACCAGACATTCCGTCACTTCCTTTTGGAAATTCAGAACCGTATACAAATAAGCTATTAGAACCTGAACCTGTTACAATACCACCTGGGATATTAGCAAAAGTACTTTCGTATAATTCACACTCTAACACGTAACCATTAGCGTTGTTTAATCCAACAACTAAAGCTTTAACAGTTACTAATCCTGTAGCGTTATCAGAAATTAAAATTGTATTACCAACTCTAACACCTGAAGTACTTGGATTACCATTACCTGGAGTAATAGTAACTAAACATTTGTTACCACCACCATTAGCAGCTACTTCAACAGTATCATACGCTACGTGTAATCTATTTTGTTCAGACCAAATTACTTGATCCGATGTCATTGGCATTTCAGCACCAACCATTCTTAGGAAACCACCTAAAGTTCTGTTTCCATATCTTTCTACCTCTTGTTCGTACAATTCTGGTAGATATTGCTGTGTCCATTGTTCTACACCTGCTGGTAAATTGTTAAAGTCAATGTAATTGTCTTGAACAGTTACCTGATTTGGCATTGGTTTTAAACTTGGTGGAACAGCTCCTCCTGATAAACTCATAGTTTAATTTTTTATTATGTTCTTTTTTTAATTTTCAACTTAGTGCTATCTACGCCATTAATAGCTCTAACTCTCCATCCATTAGGCATCACTTCACCCTGTTCACCCGATCTAGGGTTTTGATTAATGTTTTTTGAATTTTGAACTATATCTCTAGTCGCATCAGCTTTGCCTTGCTCGTAGAAATGATGTGCTATTTTATCAGCGTTTCTAGCAGTGTAAAGAGCTTTGTGATAACCAGCATAATCAGTTACATTTCCGTTTTCATCCATAAATTTATTAGAAAACTTATTTATATCTATTTGATTATCTGCTATATCTCTTGTATTAGAAACTTTATATCTAAATTTTTTATCTCCAACTTCAAAATCGAAACCTTCAAATTTTTCTTGAAAATAGTCTTTAGTATTGTTTATAAACATATTTCTCTTTTCCTGCATAGATGATTGCTCATCGTTGTATCTATTGAAAAAGTCCATAGCTTTCTGTTGTTCTTTAGTAATAGATGGCCTCAACTTGATTTCATCATAATATTTACTTTTCATTGTGTCCAGAAAAGTTCGGGCTTTAGCAACTTCTTCTTTGTATTTAAGCTTCTGCTTTCTTACAAATCTTTCTTCGTCCACTTCCTCATCAAATCTAAAGTTATCTTCCATTAGAAAACTAACTTCATCATCTGTTAAGTTCGGTCTAGTCTTTTTATAATATTCTCTCACTAATAAACTATCATCATATTGAGAGTAATCTTTGTTTAATACAACATAATCTTCTACTGATCCTCCAGTTTCCTTCATAAAAGCAACAAGTTTTTGAACATTGTCTGGTAATTTTATTTCAGGTTTCTCTATAGGCTTTTCAAAGCTTTTAGGTTCTGGATCTACATTGTCGTATTTTTTATTCTCGTGTATTTCAACTATCTCTTTCTGTGTAGTTTCGCTAGGTTCTTTTGTTGGTGCTTCTGACTTAACTTCTTCAAGTTCAACTTTTGGTTCTTCTGTTTGTTTAGGAACGGGTTGTTCTTCTGGTTGTTTTTGAACGGCATCTTCTACTTTTTTAATTTCTTCTTTTTCTTTTCTTAAGTTAACTTTATTAACCTTGTTTTTAGTTTGAGTTAGTTTTTTTGGTTTTTTCTTCATTTTAAACTCACCCTCTTGAGGTACATCTTTGTTTTCCATAATATAAAATATAATAATTAAATGTTAAGCGCTGTTTCACCTGATTCGTTTTCAAAGTCGATAGGTGTAAGATCATTTTTCTTTTGATCTATCATTGCGCTTTGTTGTGTTCCAACGATTTTAGTTCGTTTATCTTTTCTGTTTTCTATTTCTTGTTCTCTTTCAGACTCTCTGTTTATTTTTTGCTGACCCAATTGCATGTTATAATTAAACTCAAGCTCCATTAATTCTCTTTTTATTTGAGCTTCAACTCTCATTCTTTCTATTTCAAATTGAGATTTTCCTTTTGCAACTTTTAAATCAACATCCATAGTTGCTTGCTTTTTCTGAACTTCTGCCATTGCAGCAGCTTCACTAGCCTGTGCATTAGCAGCACCTTGGGCAGCTATGTTTGCTTCGTTAGCTTCTTGCGCTGCTTTAGCAGCTTGCTTACGTTTCAGCTTAATCATTTGATTAGCTAATTTCAAGTTGTTGATTTGCCTAATATCTATAGCGTCTTCTAAATTTATACTTCCACTTGCTATAGCTGCTTGTATATTTTGCTCTAGTTGATCTTTTTCTTTTTCATCAGGAACTAAATCAAAATATATACCATAATCATATAGATGCATATCTTCTAAGTCATTTAATTGACCTACATTCCAAGTTGATATACTGTTTTTAAGAGCTTCATTTGTTAATTCAAATTGTAAAGCGTCTGACGTTCTTAGTACTATATTCTCACAAGTTCTTATAGTTAAATATAAATACGAATTTAATATGTGTTTAGTAGCAGTATTACTATTAGCTGCTGCTAGTTTCTGTAAACCTACTAATGAGTCTGAATTAGGCATACTACCGTCTCTAGCCTCGTTAAGTCCGGTAACATCTCTTATCATTTGTAAGTAATATTGATAAGTAGATATAAGTGATTGTATTTTATTACCACCTGAGCTAGCTTGTAATTCTTGTATAGGTATTCTACCCGGATTTGGATCTCCTTCTTGAGTCATCGACCTACCTAATATACTACCAGTTTGAAAGTACATATTTAAAGCTTCCTTAGCATTATAACTAGTACCATTACCTAAGTCCACTTCTGCTAAGCCATCAACATCTAAATACACGCCATCTGGTATAACTTTAGATATAACTTGTTGTATCTTCAAATGAGTAAGTTGAATCATATCTGCAAAGCCCATCATTCTACTTACTAAACTTTCTATTCTACCCATGTATAATTTAGGAGCGCAGATATTATAATTCATATTAACTTTAACCAGATTTGACTTTGGCCTAGTCATGTTTTCAGCCATCTTCCACTGTAGCATCATATCATAACCTAAAACTTTTACACCACTATATAAAACTTCTATTGATCTAGAAACTTTATCAAAATTTTCATTTGGCTCCGGATTAAAAGTGTCTGGTTTTTCTAACGACTTTTCTAAACCTGTTGGTGTTTTCTTAATTTTAAAAACTTGATCACTATAAGTTTTGTATTCAAAGTATAGTAAATATATTGCGTTTCCATCTTGTCTACCATTCCAGTTGTATAAGAAATTACTATTACCTTGGTATCTTTGAAGTTCTTCTAATTCAGCATCTGTTAAATGAGGAAACTCTTTTTTGCACTCTTCAAGTGTAATACTTTTTACTTCACCTACGTACCATATATCTTCAAAGTTAGGATCTTCCGTATATGAGTATACCATTCTAGCTGGATCTACATATTTTACAGTAACACCTTCAGCTTTGTTGAAACTTGTTTTCACAGCACCTATACCAAGGGTAACTAAGTCTTCTATAACTCTTCTTTTTGTTAAGTTATATTTATTATAATCTAACGTATTATTTATAGCTTCTTCACACGCTATTTCACTAGCCTGCTTGTAAGATAATTGCATATGTAAATCTAACTCCTCTTTATTTTCAGGAAGTTCTTCAGGATTAGAAGTATTAAAAAGATTTAAACCAACAGCTTGCTGTAAGCTCGTTAAAAATTCTTTTGCTTGCATATCTCTAAGTATATCTTCTGCATACTTAGATCTCATTTTTCTTGATTCAGGATCTTGAGAAAAAGCTTTTATATCATAAAGCTTATCATCCATTCCATTAACCACTATGTCTACAAACTTAGGTATAATAGGAACTGGCTTCCAGTCTAGGTTTAAGTACGACAAGTCACCATTAATAGCTAACTCATCTTTATATTTTTGAACTGGTTGTTCTGCACGGGCATACAACCTGCGCATTCTAAAGTTATTAAAATTAGTATTCCATCTATTATCTACTCCAGATCTAGTTCCACTAAACCAATCACCTTCAATAGCACGACCTACTTTTTGCCCGTACTCCCAACTTTTCTTAACCTCATCAGGTACTACCTGATCTGGAAAACTACTACTATTGTTTGTGTAAATCTTCATTTATTTAATTATTTGTGAAATAGATCCTTCATTATTGTATCTTCTTATTCCTAAATCTAAAGGAGCTTTACTAGCTCTTTCAGGTATTGGTCTATATTTGTTTTTATTACAAGCCATTATAGCTAGCCCAGAACTTATAGAAGCATCATGTTTAGTTCTATTATTAATATTAAAGCCAGCCCAGTCATTAAGTGTGTTATTAAAATACATATCACCATATCCACTTTCTATTTCTCCTACATGATTTTCAATATAATACTCTATTGCTGCCGCATGTGCTTGTTTAATATCTTCACTTGAGTTTGGTATTCCACCAGCTTCTCTTTCTGTTGTAGATAGCTTATTATATAACCTGTCTGGTCTATTCATGCTGAAACCTCTATAACCTCTTCTTTTTAAATAATACAATAGTCTAGGTTTATTGTTTTCAGCTAATATAGGCATACCATAAAAAACTAAAGCCATTAATATCTCTTCAAAAAATATTTCAGCTGTCTGTGGTCTTGCTACATATTCTAGAAAAAAATGATTAGGCGGCGCATCTTCCATTGAGAACTTAGTTAATCCATGAAGTGCTCCTTTAGACCCGCGGCCATCGACAGTACCACTAATATCATAAGAATCACAACCAAATGCTCCGATATGATCGTTTCCAGGGTATCTAGTTCCATTATTTATAATCACTCTATTTTGTAAATTTTTAGGTGGAACCCAAGATATTTTAAACCTACCATTATTATTAGGTAAAAATATAACGTTTGTATCTTTAATACCGTTTTCCCACATAAAACTCCCTTGAGTTATAGCAGTTCTATTATTAATTTCTTCGTTAAAATCTATTTGTTGATATATCTTAGTTAAATTAAATAAACTATTCTTTGTTTCGTCTCTAAAAGCATGTTCTTCTGTTCTTGGAAATTGCCTGTAATATTCATTTAATCCATCTTGATCTTGCTTTAAACCTTCTACTTCGTTATTCCAGTGGTCTATTACTCCTCGAGTAACTGTTCCACCTTGTTTTGTTTTGATTGGATCTGTCGGCGTAGTGAATACAGGTAATCCAAAAGTATCCATGAATCCTTCGTAGTTCCACTCCATAGGGATGAAAAGAGAATACAGTCCGCTAGACGTTTGTCCGTTTTTATTTCTTTCTGTAACGTTTGAATTGTAGTATAATTTTTTGAAGTTATCTCCACCTTTATCTAATGCATTTGAAGTTGAGCCCATCATACATTTTCCTACGATCCTTGATCCTAATCTCAATGTAGTTTTTGTAACTCTCCAGTTGTTTAATATATTATCAGGTCTTTCCCATTTACCACTTTCATCGTGAGCTAGTATTTTTAACTTCTCACCATCATAGGAGTTATCTCCTGTATTTTTCCAATCTATAGTTGTATCAAGACCTTGTAATTCTCTAAGTTGTTCGTTGCTTTCTATTTTACGTCTAGTAAGTTTTGAAGCTGGGACTCTATATGCCAGTTCGGTCTTAGGACGATCCATACCATCTTGGATTGGTTTGAAGAAAAACGGATAGTTAACGGATATCGGGACAACTTTATCTGTGAACATTTTTTTAGCATCTGATCCAGTCTTTGAAAGGATGCCGAATCTAGCGTCTGAAGATATTGTGGCTTGGTTAACAAGTTCTGCGGATGACATGAAGCTAAAGCCACTCCGTCTGTTTTTAAGATAACACATTCCATAACATCTATCATCGGCTTTGCATGCTTCCCAAAATATAAAGAAGAGTCTATTTGACTCTCTATAATCGGGAGCTCCGACGTCGATCTTTGACCATTGCAAATACATGTAATGAGTACCAGTAATATAAGTGGCCACACCACCATTATAGAACCAATAACCCAGCTCTCTTCGTTTAAATTCTTCATCTATATAATCAAACCATTTTTCTTTAAAATCTGTAGGATATTCATCCCAATCAAACCTACTTTTAATTTTTGCTAATTCTTTAGGGTAGGGTTGTTTTTGCCAGAACTGTTCCTTCTTGCTTTCGCTTCGTTTAAACGGTTCACGTTCTGCTGGTAAAGCAATACGGAGGTTTTGAACTTCAATGATCTTTCCAATTTTTCCACTTTTACTTATGCATACAAAGTCGTAATCAGGGTTGTAACCATACTCCCACTTACTGTACCTATTATTTGTAGACATGATTTTTTTATTAACCACATCATCAACTTCTTTCCAAAGTGTTTGTTCATAACTCATTTGCTACGCCCTTCTGCAAAACCTTTAAATACTCTTTCTTCTTTAATATCTTTAGGTTTTTCAATTAATCTTAGTTCTTCTTCTTCTATTCTAGTTAATATTTCAAAAGCATCAAATATAGCTAGCTTTTTAGTAGCGGCAGCATTTTTAAGTCTGTCAGCGCTCACATCATCGTCTGAGTCTACGATCTTTTCTTTAGCCACCTTAATAAGTTCCTCAACCGCCTTTTGCCCAGCTTGGATTATTTTCTTCTTCGTTTCCTTTGTGTTCATGAGTTAAAGCTATATCATTAGATTTCATACAATAAAGACGTTCATCGTCTATAATAAATTCAAATTCGGAGTTCGGTGTAAATATCACAAGCGCCCCAGGTTTCAATCCTACATCTTCTAAAGACTTATTAGAATGTTTTAGTATCCCAAAGTGTTGTTGCTCCCTACCTATACTTAGGAATGATTTATCTTTTATAGGTTTTACAAAGCAATAGTTTAAATGACATTTTGAGTTATACATATATATCTGATCTAAACTACAGAAATATAAGTCGTCTTTAAAGTACGTTGAACTGTTTCGTTCTTTACCTTTTTGATCATACCATCTTCTAAATATGTTATGATGTACATAGACTATATCACCAGTTCTTATGTCAGTATCGAAAGCAGCTGGTGTAGAAACAACTACTGCTTTCTTACTAACGAATTTATGATCTTCAATATTACTATTAACAATAAGATCGTTATCACCAATTTTTCTTGTATTGTTATATCGATCATTGTAGGGTCTTATTAAAAAATTATATAAAGTTCTCATTCATACTTAAGATCAAATTCAACCGCTATAGCCATATTACGATTAAATTTTTTCCAAGGTAAAACTTCTTTATTTTTTTTTATATATATTAAATAATCTCCATCTCCTTGGTCACCAATTATATCGCAAATAGTATGTCCTCCATAGACTTCTTGACCTACTGAATAATGCATGGCATCATTTTTGTAATCAGAACCTATACTTATTTTTCTTATTACATTAGACATCTTGCAGCTCTTCTTCTTTTATATCTGTGTAACTACCGTCTTCAAGATTAATATTAACTTGTCCATATTCTTTTTCAAGCTCTTGTTTGTAGTTGTTTATCTCCTCATTCAATTGAGCTAGATTATGTAATAACTGGTGTTTCTGAGATTCAAGATAACCTATTTCGTTTAGAAATTGATTAGTTTTAGTAGCTTGATCTTTAATTTTACTTAATTGTTCTTCTTTAATCTTATTCATTTTATTTAATTTAATTTGTATTGTTTTTTATATAATCACTTGTTTTTTAAAATTTTTCTGCTGCGTTAACTTTAGCTAGTATATAACCACCTGTTGAATAGTTATAATCATTTAATTGTATAGCAAAAGAATTAGAAGTACCAGTGCTAGTTGTTAAAGTTCCTTTACCTTCGTTAGCGGCTGAAGCTGCTCCTGTAATTAATTTACCTTGATCATATGTTCCAGTAGCTCTCATTTCGCACACACCTACAAATTGTACTGCTGTTAAGTCTAAAGTATTTAAAGTAAGATTATATGTGAAACCTAAACAACATTCACCACTATTACCATATGAAGTACCATCTCCAGCAACCATACTGTTTTGACCCGCTTCTATTCTTTTATCATTGATACCAGTTCTAGGTGTAACCCAAGAAAATTGGAATATACTTGATCCAGATGTAGTTTGAGTAGTAAACATATCCCCAGACTTCATTATACCTTTATTACCTTTTATACCTTCAATCCAAGCCATATTGTTTTCCTGTGTTCTGTCAAACACGGTTTCACCAACATTAAAAGTTGGCGAAATAGTTGGACTAGCAGCAAAATTAGTAATAGTATCTCTATTAATGGAACCGTATACGTGGAATTTTTGAAATGACATATGTGTATTATTAAGCTACTTCTGTATGTTGTATTTGTATTGGTATGTTTCTGTCTGGTGGGATAAGCTCTAAGTATTGCCAAGCTGGAAGAGTAGAACCTTGTAAAACTGGACCAGCATTTCCAGTGTTTATAGAACTACCAATACTATCATCTAGCATGCCAGCTTGTTCAAAATTAGTAGATAGTTTACAGAAGAAACCTTGCGTGACTACTAAAGACGTTCCACTAGAATTAGTATTAGGCGCTACAAACGCATTCCAATTACCCATGAAAGCAATAACCATTCTTGTAGTTCCTGCTGTTGAACTGTTGTCTCCTCTTATAGTAACCCCTATACCTCTATCTTGATCATCTTGCGAATAAGCATTTTGTATATAACCATCTTGAGTGTTAAAATAATCGCTACCATCATCATTGCATTGCATTACATAGTAACCATTTTGCTCATCATTATTTATACCAGATATGTTAGGACATCTCACTCTTTGATATACATCACCATATGAAGGTATAGGAGGGCAGTGACTTAACCTTCCTCTAGTATTACTAGACGTATCTGTCCGTATATATATCATTTCTACACTTTGAGAATTAGTCCAATTTGTTCCACTGTATATTTCAATTAAACCCCAATCGCTATTAAACACAGTATCACCTTCAACCATTCCTGTCATATCATTAATTTCTTTTAACGTTTTAACGCCGTATGTATAAGGTAGATCTTGATAACTCATATTAGTATAATTCTGCTTTGTTAAATAATAAAGCCGTGCAACCTGTCCACTGTTCTGTTGCGCTTATAGGTATGTCAGTATCTCTAGACAATACTCTTCCTACTTGACCAGCTGCGTTAGCTTGAGTTATACAAACACCTCTACTAAAAGGAAGTGCTCCAACATTATCCGTATCGTAAAATAATGGTTCTCCATATTCTACTGTGCTTGATGTATTATCTCTTAGTGCTGGTGTTACTCCTGAAACTATTACAGAAGTATAGTTGGCAGAAAAATCTTCATCGTTATATGCTGCTGTAGTTTCTAAAACTATTCCTAAAGATAAGTCATTAACACCAGGACTACTTGAAACTTTTTCTATACAAGCTCTTACGTTAATCAAACCGCTACCTGTCCCAGCTGAATCAGTGGATATCAAACAAGGTTCTCCTGGAATAAAGTTATGAGTTGAAACATTTAAAGCTAAAGCAATACCATCACCAAACCAATGGTTATAACCATATATTTTATAGTTAGTTAATAACCTATGAGCAACCATATTAACTGTACCACCACCGTCATTGACTATAGTATAAGGCATTCTGCATATTACTGTATCTAAGTCTTGTAATATATCATCCCATGGAATTGTTGTAGCTGGACTAAATATATCATTCCAGTCTACTAAACCGTATGTAGTTCCTCCTTCTTGTCCAAATGTATAACCCATTTTATTTTATAAACCAATTATTAGTAGATCCATATATGAATTCAAAATATGTATTAACTGCTGGTACTGGCAACCAGTTAGTACTTCTATCAACTTTGTCTATTAAATCACCAGCTGCAGGTGTAATAACTCTTAATTGATCTGTCTGTGCGTTTTGTGAAGAATATTTAACTCCAACTAAATCTCCTACTGAAGGAGAAGAAGGTAATGTTATTACAACAATACCTGTTACATCGCATATGACAAAATCACCAGCAGCAGCCGTGTATGATGCTGTTTTAGTAGTAGGTGTTAATCCACTACCACCACCACCACCACCAGATGAAGCAATAGTTATTTCTGTAGCACTATTTCTAGTTAAGGTTATATTAGAACCTGCTGTAAGTTGAACTGCTGAATCGTCAGTTCCACTTGTTGAATCGAGATTAAGAGACACATTACCACCTGGGCCTACAACTGCAGTGGCATTAAAGTCATATGTATCACCAGCTGAAGGCATTGTAACAGTTTTAACATTTGCAGCTGTAACATGACCTGTACCATTTGTTGTAACCGTGTCTATAACAGTGAAAGTACCACCACCACCTGGAGAAGTAGAACTAGTTGTATCTGTTCTTGTTGTGCTATCATGAGCTATTGTAACTAATTTGTTAGATGGTGCACTAGAAGTTGTAGTAATATATGTACCTCCAGCAATATCTAAAGTATCTCCATTTGCTATAGCATTGTTAGAACCTGTATCTGCTGCTTGCGTCCATGATGTAGATGCAGCTGCAGCTATAGCATAAGTATTAGAAGCAACATTAGTTATAGTTACATTAGCTCCTGGCGTAAGTACAACTTTACCTGCAGGTGTACTAGTTAATGTTTGTAATTCTATTTCACATTGAGTACCAGCGCCAGTACTATTAACTAATTGATAAGCGGTATTAGTATCTGTAGCTTCAAACTCTATTTCGTCAGAAGCGTTTCTAGTGAGAGTCATATTAGCACCAGCTTTGAACTTAACAGTAGAATTACTACCACCACCGGATCCTTTTAGAGTAAGATCTACATCAGAACCACTTGTAGTAGCATCTATTAAATATGTATAATTTGTATCTGTACCTGATAAAGTTACTCGTTTGCTACCTGAAGTATACGTAGCTGTTACAGAACCACTACCTATTATTGCAAGACCTGTAGTGTCTGTTGCTGTAAACTCTGTAATTCCAGCTACATTTTTAATTGGCAAAGAAGTATCATTAGTATCTGTAGCATCAATTTTTAGCTCTGTTTGACTTTGTCTTGTTACAGTAACATTTGTTCCACCTGTAAATTGCAATGTGCCTACAGCACCACCATAAGAATAACTGGTTGTTTGTACGTATTCTAAAGTAGGATTAAGCGTGGTTGATTGTAGCCTCATACTATATTCTGGCCAATTTAATAACGTCTCTATATCTGAAGTTACTAATCTAATATTATCTGGACCTCCAGAATTATCATATCCTACAAAATAAGTACTTGCTCTAGCAGGAGTAAATGAACCACCTGGTGCTGTAAATCCTGAAAACTTTATATTTGCCATATTAAGGTGCTATTTCGCTTTTCATTAAATCTGTTAAACCTGTCTCTTGAGCTATAAATGGATATAAACTATTGTTCTCAGGTATTATAAAAAATGTTTCTGGAGGTGTAACTCCTCCACCGTCTACCTGCTTCCACCAAGGTATAGCATTGACATTGCCTTGAGTAGTAGGCATTAGTAAAGAGCTATTATTTCTAAATCACTATCACTACCAGCAGCACTTGTCCAAGCAACAACTTTCTTAACCAATATTGGTAGAAATGTTCCAGCTTTAACACCTATAAAATTAGCTGTGTGAGCTGGTCCAGAAGTAGCATATAAATTACCAGATTCCATAACTACAGATAATTCAGTTAAGTCAGCTGTAACATATAAACTAGCTCCTCTAACATCTGTGTCTGGTAAATTAGTCTCTCTTACGAAAGCTGAAAATCCAGTTCCAGTACCTGTAGTTGCACTTTGATTATATGATGTACCTATAGTACCGCCTTTACCGTAAGGTTGAGAACCTGAAGCAGTAGGATTAGGCACTAGCATAACTCCAGTAACTACTCCTCCAATAGCTTCTGTTACCTTTAAATCACAAGCTACAGTAGCTAGTGTAATAATATCTCCTGCATTGTGTCCTGTTCCACCTGCGTTTATTTCTACTTTACTAACTGAGTCTAAAGCTACCGGTATAGCATCATGCCCAAATACCCTAGCTTGTGCAGCCCAATTACCTTGTACACTTGTACTTGCCATTGTTTTTAATTTTTAATTTTTGTTATTTTTTCAGCACCTCTAGATCCAAAGTATGCTACATATACTGTAAGTAGTAAGGCTTCTAATAATGAAACCCAACCTTCTTTTATTTCTAATAGTATTGTTGAATCTAACACTATAAATATTGTCATAGCTAAAGTAAGAAATATAAGCGTCATAGGTCTCGTGTTCTTACTTAGCCATGAATCACTCTTCATATCACTAGCCCATCTCTCTGAGATATTGTTCATCTCAGCTATGTCTTGTTCTAAAAGTTTCATAGCCATTTCCTTATCGGCGGCTTTAATACTTTTATCATTTGTTATAAGATTTTTTACTATACCATACGCACCATTATCTGGTAATATATCTCCTACAGCATTTAAAATCTTAGGTGCTTTGTTTTTAAGAAAAGCACCTATCTTTGTATCTTTGAATTTCTTCTTATCCTTTGATGATTTCATCTAACGGGTTTGGTTTAGTTTTAGCATAATCGCTCATGCCGTTGTCTTCTGTGTTAAACTTCCAATTATAAGTTCCTTTACTAGAAGTTGATAAATCGTCTAATCTTTTCTTTTGTTCTGGTGTTGATATATCATACTGTCTTTGTAATCTCCACTGAATATATTCTTTACTATTATAACCCCATCTTTGTCTAGCAGCTTGGTCATTAAAAGATCTTGATTCTGTGTCTGCTTTCCATAAGCCTATATTCTTAGGTGTTTTTATAACTGTCTTGCTATCTCCAGATTTAACATTATCTGATTCTTTAGCAATCTTTTTTTCAACATCACTAACACCTATAATATTTGATTCATCATCCTGTCTTGGTGAATACCATTTTTTCATAGATGGACCAAAGTCTTCACCCATATTTACCTCGTCAGAATCAACACCACTTTTAGTCCCAAGCTCATTAAAACCTGGAGATTGATAATGTTTTGGCTTTATCTCTAAAGTGTTAGGATCCTTTTTAGCTCCAGCTTCGTAAGCTGGTTTTTCATATGGCAAATTCTTATCAGCTTCATTAAAGTTAGGTGAATTTCTATCATGAAACTTACCTTTGTATGTAACACCTGCTGGACCATAATCTAATTCAGGTTTACCATTTTTATCTTTCTTAAGCATAGACTTTAAATGTTCACCTTCATGATGTCTAGCTGTTTCTCTAGTTTCTGAATCGTGATCATTCTTATTGTATATTATACTAAAGTTTTTATTAGCTCTAGCTACAGGTTGAGGTGAACCATCTTTCTGATTATCATACTGGAAAGCTACCTCATACTGTGGTACGTTATCTATTCTAAATGGTGCTTGTAATTTAAAACCCATTAGTCTGTTTTAAAAGCTAATAACATTTCTCTTAACCCCATACCAAACGCAATACCAGAATACAGCGCGTGTCCTTCTAATAATAACATTGATCCTACAATTCCACAAGCAATAGCTTTTGAAAGTGGGTGATTAATTAACATTTTCATCTTTTCCATAATAATTATTTTAACATTTCCATCTTTTCCTAGCAGCTTTACCTCTAGGACCTGTCCAACTTCTTGATCTAGCACAAAACGACTTTCTACGTTTAGCTGCTTTACTACCAGGTTTAACTTTGCCTGTTACAGCAGTTTTAAGTTTACTGCCTGGATTATTTTTCCTATATCTTTTAACCCCTTTGCTGGTCATGCCAGCTCCTTCTTTTGTAGATAAAAAGTTTCTATTTTTACCTTTAGTAGTTTTTCTAACCTTCTTGCCTTTACTTCTACCAAACTTTAACTTCTTATAAGCTGCAGGAGCACCACACTCTTCTCCAGTCTCTACATTTGTCCACTTCTCTTTATTAAACCAATCTCTTAATGTAGCACCAGGTTTTCTAGCGCCTTTCACATTGCTTTTACTAGATCTACGTTTTTCACCTTTGTTCGCTGCGGATTTCTTAGCATTAACAACTTTGCTTTTTTCAGCAGAGCTCATGCTAGCTATTTTAGCTTTTGGTAAACAAACTTTTCTAGTAGCCATTATTTTTTTCTTTTATTACGACATTGAACTAATTGGCCAGAAGCATAAGCGCTTGGCCATACTTTTACTCGTGCTTTAACCTTATGATAGCAAGCATCTTTTTTACCTTTCTTCTTTTTAGCTTTACTTCTTTTTCTTGCCATCTGTTAATTCTTTATCGATTTGCCTACACCAGTCTCTAAGTTCTTTAACCTCACTTTCTAGTCTATTAATATGATCTGTATGCCAATCTTGTTTTAAATCATATTCTATTCTATCTATTACGGCTTCAGGTAAAGCTTTAGCTTCTGTTATATCATCTTGTAAGGTGAAATACATACCTACAAAAGAAGCTGTTATTACTATTATGCTTATAATGGTTTTAAGATCTATCTTAAATTCCGTTCCTTCAGAGATTTTTATACTCATTAGTTGCGTCAAATGATGGGCATGCTTTCTTAGCAAAATCCCTATGTGAATGTATTGTAGCTTCAGGATACATTGCTTTAAGTGTTCTTAACACTGCTAGCAAACTATCTTCTTGTTCTTCTGTTCTAGTATCTTTCGGGGTCTTACCATCAACCTCAACGCCTCCGCAATAACAAATTCCGATTGAGTTTCTATTCTGACCCTTCGTGTGCGCCCCGATTTTAGCTATATCTCTACCTTTATATATATCACCATGTAGGTCAATGTAGAAATGATAACCTATATCACTCCACCCTCTACCATCAACGTGCCAACTTCTTATAGTATCTACAGAAATATTTTGACCTTCCCTAGTAGCGGAGCAATGTACAATAATTTTATTTATTTGTCTCAATTTATTCTATTTTTGTCTTTGTCGTATGAGTTTCCTTTTGCGTCAGTGAATTCAACAGTTTTACCACCAATTGACATTGTTGATCTGCTATCTCCACCAGTTAGGTAGTCATAACCTTTCTCCAATATATTTCTTCCATCTTTAACAGGTTTTAAACCATCTTCTTTTTTTTCATCACCTGGTCCACTTGACATTGGCCCATGAAATTGTTTCAATGGATTTTTAACTCTCAACATGTTTGAGTGCATGCGACTTAAATCTTTTCTACTCGCCATCTTTATCATTTTTTAACTTCCACCATCTATGAGCAGTATACCCAATAGTTACTAAAAGTAAAGTTATTTTTAATACAGGCTCTAACCAATCAAAACTTGCGATCGTGAAAGAAGTTATATTAAAACAATATAACTTTAAATCATCGATGCCCATTATTTATTTGCGTTAAGAGCTGCGTTTCCTTTATATTCTATATTGTCAAACCTTACTGTTGACGCGATAAATGGATTTCTAGAAACCATTGTTCTAGTTCCTAGTGGTTTACATCCACATTTTAATTTTTTACCTGCTGGTGCTTGATATTCTCCGTAACTTGGCATAACTATTTGTTTAATTTGTTTAAAATATTTGTATTAATATAATTACATTATTATATTATTATTTACCCATTCTTGCTTTTTGTTTTGCTGTAGCTCCTGAACCTCCACCCAGTCGTTTGATATTAGCTATTTTACCAGCAATTTTAGTAGCAGCTGTTTCTGATTTACCTTCTTTCTTTAATTTACTAACTAAACCTTTAAAACTACCTGGTTGATCGTACTCTGCTTTATTTCTAGTACCTTTACTTGTTTGTCTATTAAATTTTTTGTGAAGTCTTTTAGAAGCTCTAGTACTACCTTTAACTGTTTTAGTTTTTGTTTTTCCTTTTTTATTAGTCTTAGAATATGTTACAGTGTTAGGAGTTTCAGCTCTTTTTCTTTGTCCAAAATTACCTTCTTGATTATCCATTTTCCCAACCTCATTATTTTCCATTTGCCCCTTTTTCATTGCGTCTCCACCAAGCATACGTTTTTGAGTTGTTATACTAACAGATGCTCCTCTTTTAGTAGTACCAGTATTTTTCTTTTTATCCCAAGCAGCACCATGTCTACCATACGATGGACCATCTCCATGTTTTTCTTTATCATACTTCATATCTCCAGCTAATTTAGATATATGCTTTTCATCAGCTGTCATATCTATATCACTTTTGTTATGTTTAGAATCATAATCAATATCCTTCTTTAAGTATTCAATATGAGCAGCATTATCTCTTTCAGCTGCTTTGTAGTTAGATTTATTAACTCTAGTATCATTTGCATACTTACCTTTACTAACATGATAGTGACTAGCTGGCGCATCTTCTATTGCATCCTTTAAATGATCTGGTAAACTATCTTGATCACCAACTAAAGCCTTAGCAGGAGCATCATACATTGGCATACCATACATTGCCATTTGACTTTGGTTAAAAGTTTGATCTAAACCACCCATTGGTTTGTTAGGTGTGTTAGCTGGATTTACCTGACCCATACCATCAGCTGTTTGATCTGGCATACCAGAACTAGCTATATTGCCAAACTTGTCATTTCTTTGTTGAGTAGAAAATGCAACTTTGTTATCTGGCTGTACTATATTAGGATTGTTTTCTAATACACCAGAGTTCATTGGTCGACCTTGATTATACATAGCCGGTCTAGTTTCTTCGCTATCTATGTTTGGCATATTCTTGCCTTGTTTAAATAAGTTTTTAGGTCTCATATCTTTATACATGTTTGGTGCGTATCCATATTTTTGGTTAAGCATTGCTTGTTCAGTGTCAAAATCAAATTCTTCTTTTTCGTTAATGTTGCTTTCTTTATATTTACCATCAACAATTCCAAATTTATCTAGTTGTTTTTTATCAAATTCAGCTTGCGCTTTTTTCTTATCATTTTTAGATCCAAGATTTTTTTCGATCTTTTGAATTTTTTTATCTATTTGACGATTATCTTTTTCAATTATTTTGTCGTTTGCTTTTTTATCTTTAAAATCTTGCCCAGCTTCTCTAAGTCTATCTCTTTCTTTAATAGCAGCATCTAACATCTCTGTTCTCTCCTCGTCTAACCCTCTTTTTCTATCATCTCTTTTAAACTGTCTGATAGCTTTGTTAATACCTCTTTTAGTTTGTCTACCTTTTTGTCTTTCTTTTTTTAGACTATTACCTTCATTAATAAAGTCTTGAACTCTTTGAGCGTTCTTAGCTTTTTCTAAAGTCTGATTAGTTATTGATTTTACGTTCTCGCCTTTTTTAATTACACCTTCTTCTTTGCTTCCACTCTTGTTACTTTTATCTTCTGTAACTTGTTCACCATCCGCTTTAGAATCTACTATATTACTTAGATCAGGCATATTAAATTCTAACGCATTGTAGTTCTTAGTAGCTCTCTTTGGATCTCTATATCCCGAAGGTCCGTAATTTATTTTACCAGGGTTTCTGTCTTGTTTATAAGCCATTTGATCTTGTTTTATCTTTATTAACAAAGGTTACAGATCTTGAAGTAACCTTATTTATATATGTATTTTTAGAATCTATTTTTTTAGTTGGCATGTCTTCTTCACCAAGCATTATACGGTACATACGTGATATCAGTTGTTTACACTTTACGGATACTTTATATATATGATATTTTTGAGTTGTGCGGTTTCTTTTTCTCCACACGGTAATCCACCCTTGTTTCAATAGTCTGTTCCAGCGTCTATTATCCCAACTATATGAATACGTACCTTTTTTAAAATCATCTTTTGTAAATAGGCTTATAGCTTCTAAGTATATTAACAGCTCTAAGTCTGCATCGTTTAGATCATAGCTCTTGCAAGCCCATTTACGTATTATTCTATAATGCTTAAGTAAGTTTAATTCTTTTAAATCTTTAGAGTTTAATCTCATTAACACTTACCTTTTCTCTTTTTTCTTTTTGTACACTTGCCAACACCTAAGAATTTACCAACTTTAGTTTTTCCAAAGTTTTCTTTCTTCTTAGCTCTATTTGCTTGACGTATCTTTTTCTTATCTCCTCTGAAGTTTTGTTTAGCAGCTTTGTTACATTGTCTTTTAGCACTTCCTTTAAGACCTACACATTGAGCTTTCATTGCTGCTTTTTCTTCTTTAGCCGCATCTTTAGCGTCACGCTTAGCTGCTCTTCTAGCTTTACCTCCTCTTTCAGCGTCTGCTATATTAGCACCTTGACTTAAAGCTTCTCTTTCGTTTTCAGCTTTTATAGCTTCTTCTTCTGCTTTCTTAGCTGCTTCTTCCTCCTCTTTCTTAGCTTTCATTTCTTCGCCTTCTTCCTTAGATCTTGCTAACCAATTTTTTCTAGAGTCGTTTCTAAATGAACTACCCACCTTAGGTGGAACGTCATCAACAGGAGATTTCATAGCATCTTTTAATTTCTCCGCCATCTCATTCTTCTTTGCTTCAAGATCGAATAAGCTGGACATTATGCCAAATCCTGCGGGTTGTTCAAATTTTACTATCTTACGACTCTTTAATAAACTCATAATACTATAACTATATCTGTTTCTTTTATTATCTTGTAACTTTCTTTGTCTATCTCTATGTTAAAGCCAGAAGCTTTATCATAATATATCTTGTCACCTTTTTTAATTACACTAACATCTGTGCCGGGTTTTACAACCTCAGCACGTCTGTATCTTATATCTTCTCTTTGCGAATCAGCTAATATTAAACCACCTTTTGTTTTTGTTGTAGGTTCACTGATTGGATCTATTACTATATACTTACCTATTGCTTTCATGCTCTAATGTTATTGATTACACAATCGGTAGATATTATAGTTGTTGCCACTGAAGCCGCGTTTTGTAAAGCACTTTTAGTAACAAGCAATGGATCTATAATTCCGGCTTTTACCATATTTACCGCATCTCCTGTAACCACGTTTAATCCTATGCCTTCTTCTCTAATTGAAACTTTACTATGATCTATACCTGCGTTATGCAATATAGTTTCATAAGGTTTTCTTATAGCACAATACAATATTTCTTCTCCTACATTTTTAGGAGTTAATTGTTGAGATGCATTTAATAATGCAATACCTCCTCCTGGTACTATACCTTCTTTAATCGCGGCTTTTGTAGCACATATAGCATCTTCAACTCTATCTTTCTTTTCTTTAAGTTCTACTTCAGAATTAGCTCCAACTTTAACAACAGCCATTTTAGCTTTTAACATTGCTAATCTTTTTTCGTACCTAATCTTAGAGTTTGGATTTCTAGTTTTCTTAACTAGATCCTCTAGGTTTTTAATCTTATCTTTTACTATGTCATTGTTAGATAAGTCAACTTGTATTAACGTATCTTCTGAACCGGTTATAGATTTAGAGCATTTACCTAATAAATCAACAGATACTATATCCATGTCATCTCCTAAGTCTTCATCTATTAAAGTAGCACCTGTTATGTCGCATAAGTCACTTAATGTTTCTTTTCTGTTAATACCATATACAGGAGCATTGACAATGTTTATCTTTATGTTGCCCTTAACTTTATTCATCGCTAATGCATTACCAACTTGTGGATCTACATCTGCTATGATTAATAAACTCTTATTAGTTTTAATAATGTATTCTAAAACGTTTTGTATTTTTCTAACATTATCTACTACAGAATCTATTATTAATACATATGGACTATCTAGTTCTGATGTGCCTTTTTCTTTGTTAGTGATAAAGTGAGGACTAGTTAATGGTTGGTTATACTGTACTCCTTCTATTAACTCTACTTCGGTTTCAGGCTTTTCATTAACCTCCATTATAACAACACCATCATTGTCCACCATTTTAAAAGCGTTAGCTATTACTTTGCCAATAACTTTATCATTGTTAGCTGATATAGTTGCTACTTGATCTATCTTCTTACCTTTTACTTTTTTACTTTTTTTATTAAGATAAGTTACGACATTGTCTACTGCACTACTTATACCTGATTTTATATTTCTCAAACTATCTAACTCACTATGTTTTTCATGTTCGTTTAATATAGCTTGTGCTAATATAGTCGCGGTAGTTGTACCGTCTCCAGCATCTTTAACAGTTCTTTGAGCTGCTTGCTTAATAAGCGTTGCTCCAATATTTTCTAATGGATTCATTAGCGTAATTGAATTAGCTACTGTTACTCCATCTTTTGTTACTTGTGGTTTACCATTTTGGTCTTCAAGTATAACACATTTACCACTGGCACCTAATGTAGATCCAACTGCATTAGTTAGTTTATCTACGCCAGCTAGTATCTGGCCTTTAGCAGTTTCACCAAAGGCCAGTTGTTTTACTAACTTTACTTCTTCCATTTTATTTAATTAAATTTGATTTGTGTTGAATATTAATCGAAGGTTTTTATTACTTTCGGTCCTTCAAGAAACTCTAACTTTTTTGCATAATGTTCTATCGATGCATCTATTGCTTGTTCAGCTCCAGCTATTGTTTCTCTTCTGGTAACATCTATCCATGATTCAGGATCTTCGATGTCTTTATATTCGGTTTGTAAATATCCATTAGGTAGTTGTACTATTCTCCAGTTACTTTTCTTAGTAACATGTTTCCATAACTTAATGGTATCTTCATTTGGTTGTGGTGCACTAGTCCACGTTCCAGTGCGGGTGTATAAAAACGTCATTGTTTGGTTTTATGTTAAACGTTGGTTATTTATACTATCACTTGATAGTTCGGTTATTTAAGGAACTGGATCTAATACAATTTGTTTCCATGAGTTAGTACTTGTGCAGATATATAAACGATTATTGTTAAAAGCTAATTCTCCAGGTTGACCAGGAGAAGCCATTGTTTTAGTTCCACCATTTGCGGGTATAGCTAAACTACCGAATACAGTTACATCTGAAGCAGCAACTCCTATTGTAATATCATCTGTTGTTGCATTAGCAGTAATTAATCCACTTGCCGTAGGAACGTTAGATGCGTTACCTATTAGTATTTGGTTCTGTGCTAAGGTTTGTGAACTTAAAGTTGTCCACTCTGTTTTACCACCTGACACAGCTAGCAAAGCTTGACCAGCTCCACCAGTTGATCCATTTGAATCTTTTATTACTTGATTAAATCTAGTAGCACCATTAAACGCAAACTCATCAGTAATTGAGTTTGGGAAGTAACCACTGCTACCTGAACCTCCTGTTATTCTAACTGTACCAGTTGCTGTACTACTACCTAACACTACGTCATCTCCTGTTATCTTTGTACTATTAGAATTTAAGTTACTCTCCAATGTGTCTACATTGAATTTTCCACTTGGTGCATCTACATCAATATCAAAGTCACTTTGTAATTTAAGCTTATTAGAGGCTCCACTAGCTCTCAATCCTAAGACTCCGGCAGAAGCTAATATGTTTAACTCACCTGTAGTTTTAGTTATAAACTGTGTACCGGCTCCAGTTAATGTAGCATTACCACCTAATGAAAAAGTTCCAGAAGCTGTTATGTTACCAGTACCATTGTAGTTACCGGTTAGATTTATATCTTGTGTGGCTGTGTTTCCTTTTGTTAATACTTCTTGTAAGTCTACTTCATCATCGATGTAAGCAGCAATGGCTGAAGCAGTAACAGTCTTTGTTTGATTGTCACTGCTATCAGTCATTAAAAAAGTATCATTAGCGTCCACACTTGCCTTTTGAGGGTAAGTATATATTATTGCCATTGTCTTTTATTTTTTCTTGCCTTTAATAAAGCTAGGCATCTTGTGCATTGATGGAGCAGCTTTACCTCCATGTTTAGAATAAGAATTCATTTTAGGTGCATTGTAGTTACCATAAGAAATCTTAGATCCTTTACCATACATACCTGGTGCAGGTGACATAGCTTTAGTTCCACCTTGATTGTTGAACTGATCCATTGGTCCTCTGTCTGTTAATTCTCTAGACATGTGTGGTTGTCCATAGCTAGCAGTAGAAAACGCTTTTGCAGCAGCTTTCATTTTTCTTTTAGTAGTATCCTTTTTAGTTTTTATAGCACTACCAACTGCTTTAGCTGTTGATTTAGCTTTATCTAATTTACCACCTACTTTTTTAGCAGCAGTCTTAAGAGGCTTTTTCTCTTTAACTTTCTTAGCTACCTTCTTTAAACCTTTAGCAGCACCTCTTGCAATTTCAGACTTACCACCAGTTGCTACAGCCGCTGCAGCTCTTGCTACTTTCTTAGCTCTACCTTTTCTGATTGCTTTAACGTCGTTCTTTGCTTTCGAGTCTTTCTTAGCAGATTTAAAACCTTTTCTAGCATCTTTCTTTTTTGCTCTCATCTCTTTACGAGTGATCTTTCCTGAAAGCATGTCTGCCTTAGCTTGTTTTTTACCAGCTCGCTTTGCTTTTCTAGCAGCTCGCTTCTCGCCTCTAAAGGCTTTCATTTTAGCTCTGTTGCCTTTACGCTCTGCTTTCTTTGCAGACCTTTTAGCTTTGAGCTTTTTTAATAATCCCATATTTTCTATTTGTTTGTTTAGTTATAACTATAATCCAATTCTACTTTCGTACCGCTTGGGTCTCGCGGTTAATTTAGTATATTACAGGTAAAGTAAAATATTTACAAGTGCATAGTGTGACACAAGCCTACTACTAGGTATACCTTACAGGCTAATGTCACAGTATAATTAAAATAATATTAGATACCCGGGGCTATAGCGTAGCCCACCCCAAAATTAAATTGCGTCATAAAACGAAAATGAAATATATAATTGCGGGCCCCCTTGTTTATTTATAATTTTATTATATATATATGATTTTTTACGATATAATATTGTGTGTATATATTTATATCTATTACGATACAAACTAACTACGACCATCACATGATAATATATATGTAAATAAATTAATAATTAAATAAAATAAATTCTATGAAAACTTTAAACTTTATCAAATCAAATTCAATTTCAATTTCAATGCAAGTAATCTTTATTTCTTACTTCATTATGTTACTAGTAATTAAGTAATACATAGTAACTACGAACACTATATGATTATAATAATATATAACTTATGTAAGTTATTGAGAAATCAAGTGTTGTACTACTAACTAAAATTAAACTAATAAACAAACAATCACCTTTACAAACTAATAACGAACAAGTAAAGATAATATAAATATAAACTAAATAACAAATATAAACTATGAATAATTTAACTACAAAAAGATTTGTGATAAGAAAATCTTTAATCGGCGAAAACAAAGTAATAACTTTTACTAACAAGAAAAATGTGACTTTCACTTATGATCACGATGAAGTGTACTCAACATATCAAGAAAAGTTTGAATCAATGAAGTGTTTTCAAGAATACAAGTCATATACAAATAGCAATACTGTACCAAAGTTTTGCAGAGAACTAAGTACAATATCTTAGTAAACTAATTACTCAGTTTAACTGATGAGATCTAAGTGATCGAAACTACTTCGGTAGTCTTAAACAATAAATTAATAACTATGAATGATACTTATGAATTCGAAATATACTATGGTGAGATAGAAGAACCATTATATTTAACTAATGACAAAGAATATATATGTGAGTCAATGTATGACTTCATGCAAGATGAACTAGGAATAATTATGAACGAAGTAATATATAAAGTAAACAAACTATGATCTTTTTAGCAGCACCAATTGCTTTCGCAGCGATAGTAACAATAACAATATTAGTAACATCAATTAAAGAAATATTTGACAATGATTAAAGTAATAATAACAGTACTCCAACTACTACAACCGTATGAACTACCTGAACAAGCTTATTGGAATGAAGCAATAGATAATGTTCAAGATCAAATGACTTGGATAAAAGAAGACATAAGTAATGGTAGAATAAGCGAGGAAGAAGCTCAATATTACTTAGACAACTTAGATAGAACTGAAGACTTACTTATTCATTTATACAATGTTAATACGAACAAGTAAAGATAATAATAACAAATGATAAATACAAAATACATATCAACTAAATATCTCGACGCCATCATTCTCGATGACGACTA